TCCTGCATGTAAAACACCGCGAACGCCTGACACATTTCCATCCAGCGGATTTCTGACTGCCGTCCGAACAGCTCGAAATTCAAACGGGCGATGTCATACAGCGGAGGAACGGGATCTTTCTTCATTCCCTTTGTCGTTTGGAACTTGTCAACCACAATCACCGGCAGCATGCCGAGGTTATGCGTTCCCGAATCAATGATAATTTCTGACGGCGCGCCCTGCTTAGATTCACCATTGACATAAAACAACTCCCACCCGACCGCATCCCATCTGCGGTACACGCAGCGTTCAACGTTGTTTATTTTTTCCTTGTGGTCATAAAACGATATCGTCAGCAGGTTCCCCCACTGGTCAATCGTCTGATCGTACCGATCCTGCATGCGCTTTGTGTAAATGTACGGGAACGTCCTGGAGTCGATGGCAGCGCGCACCGTTGCGGGTTGCTGTTCGGATGGCATGTTATCCATAACGATGAACGACACGCCAGATACGCGGGCGATTTCAACCGCTGATTTTATAATATCCTGCAGCGGGGTTCCGGCGTTATCAGCATTCTCGATAAACTCGTTGTACATTTCGTCGTCGGTTTCGCGGTTGATAGCTGTTGAAAAAACAGGGTCAACCATTGCGCGAATGATCGGCCGAAAGAAATTTCGATAATTTGAAACCTTCCGGCGCGTGTTGTAAAACACCTCGCGAGTGTGATAGATCAGATACGACCCGTCACGAAAACCGTTTGTTCCTTCGTAGCAGGATTCCATAAAATCATAGTCCGAAATATTCTGAATGTCAACAAACGCCGACACGTCATCGACAGGCGAGTTCGTGCCAGGGTTTGATAGCTTACCCTCTGTCAACAAGTTGTGTACTGCGGGTTCTGACATATTGGCTCCTTGTTAAATTGCGATCCGGTGCGCGGAGGAATGCGTCACAGTCGTTTTCCCGAAAATAGCATATCGGCGACCGTCGAGGCCGTGATTAAAATCATCCATCGGTTTATTTGACAATTTTCCGTCAGACCCTTGAATGTATCGGTGGTTGCGCTGCTCCTTGATACAATCAATCGAGCGCTTTGTCCAGGACTGTTTATACTGGTTGACTTTCTGGATTCCTGCGGATACTGAATCTTGTGTTTTTGGTGCCGGCCGGATATTAAAACCACGTCTCCGGATCTCCTCAATCGATTTCGGCTCTGCAGCATCCGCAAATATTTCGTCGTAGTTTTTCCGCACCCCGAGGGATTCAAGCCGTCCGGCGATCTGGTCGTTTGTAAGTCCGGTTTCAAAAATCAATTGATCGCAGTACAGAGAATCGCCGATGATAACGCAGTGAATCAGTGTTGTCGGGTCGTTTGTGAAGCCGAAATCCATACCGAAAAACCGCACGCCGCCGGCGGGGAGTTCGTCGCAGGTGGAGAAGGCGGGGTATACGAGTCCCTCAATATTTCCGAGTTTTCCGAGTCCGTATACATTCCACCAATTCGGATCTCGGTATCGGCGCGCCTCGATTTTTTCAATCGTTGATTTTGGCAGGACCGGCCGGCCATCCAAGTATGTGCTGTGGATGAATTTCGTTTTTGGGTCGTTGCTTAAATTTTTCTCATGATACCAGAACTCAGAGACGGGATTGAAATCGATCATGGTAAAATCGAGCGTGCGGACATCAAGCTCGTCGAATGCGTCACCGGATACGTTGTTTGCCTCATTCAGAAATAACCGTTTGCGCCGGCCGCCGCGTAGCTTACTGGCATCGTCAGCGCTGAAAAATTCTATTTCCCCATCATCGAATGAGTATATCGATTCGGTTTTGCTGAACCGTTTCGGATCGTAATAAATACCCATGATGTTGATAAAATCGCGCATTATCCCGCGCCGGAGGTGCGGAAATGATTCGGATACGAACGAGGTCAAACCGGTAAATCTGCCGTATAGGTGTCGAAGTACAAAAAATTGAATGGCTGAATATGTTTTTGTCGAGGATGTGCCGCCCTGGTTGACGATGAGCTTATACCCATTATCAACCGCCCGCTCGATATCCCGGTACACCCTGGACAGTCGGAACGTATTGCCGTCATTCATCCGAGGTATCCGCCGGTTCGAAATTCATGACAATCGGAGCAGGAATAAATTGATTGCCCTTTGTGGTGTGATCAACCTGCTGAAATGGTTTGCCGTCGCAGCGTTCGGCAAGAAATAAATGGGCTTTTACATCACCATTAACTGCAGCATCGGCGGCAGCACAAATCATCGCATATTTATACGTGACTAATTTTCTTACAATCTTCTCAGTGCCATCCTTCAAAACCTTTTTTTCATTAATCCAAACCCGTTCCCGCATTTTCTTATCGATCACATCAGCCCAGGTGAACGCAGTTTTCAAGGTTCCGTGTATAGGCGGCCGGCCAACAGGATTACCAGTTTTACCCATAAAAGTGTTACCTCTTTTAATCTATATATCAGCTTTTGTATAATATTACACTCTTCCACCAAAAAAGTCAATGAGTATCCGCATAAATCCCACGAATAATATAATATTCCCATAAAAAAGTCATTGAAATCATCGAGTAAATTAAAAAAATCCTCCAATAAATTGACAATTAATAATTTTATATAGGTGTTATTTTTAAAACCTACTGTTGGATGTATTTGATTTTAAAAGATTTACACCAAATCAACATACACACCACATACACCAAACTAACATTTAAACTAACATTTAATTTTATTAAAATCAAAGACTTACAGCTCTATATATATATCTGTATTGATATAGAAATATATATACAGTGTGTAATCCTGTAATATTTAAATAGTAGTATATTATTATCTTCCTCTCTATGGGTGTCGTTGGATTTTTGTGTTACGGCATAACACCTCACAAAAACCTTATAACTTTTTGATTTATATGGATTTTTTATTTTTGGGCGTGTAAAATATGTAAGTAACACTGGCCAAAATTTGTGGTATTTTGGCCAGTTTTTTAAATTATCTTGTGTTTGAAAGATTAAATAATGCTTTTTCTATTTCTTTTGTGGTGAATTTATCACGTAGATTTTTAATTAAATCAACCGGCACAAAAATAGAAAATGGGGCTTTTATCTCGGCTCCTCTTGGCCTACCTACACTTTTTTTCTCTGGAGGAGAAGATATTGATATTTTTGAAAGGTCGACAGGGAGGCCTTTTTCAAGGTGAATTATTGCAGATTTAAAATCTTCCCCAATTTGAAATATTTTATACCCATAATAATCATTTCCCCCAACAGAAAGGAATGTTTTTTGAATATCTTGGTATCCATTCATCCACTCATTAAGATTTTTCCACCGTATTGCTTTTGAATAAAAACCTGTGTCCTGGCGAAACTTCAAAATCCTATCCTGAATTACCCAAGATTTAAACCCATTTTTGTGGGCAAAACATATAGTAAACTTCATGTTTTGTGGTAATTTTGTGCATTTTTTAAGATATTCCTCTGCAATCACAGTCATCATTGGTGGATTGTACCGATCTGGAAACGCTAATTTTGGAGACATAAAAACCTCTCTGTTAATTGTGTATATATAATATATTAAAATTAATTATAAAAACAAATATTATAAAAATAAATTAAAATAAATTTGACTTTTGTTGCACAAAAGATATAGATTTAATTTGTAGGCAGGAAACAAATAATAAACCAAACGGGGGGGGGAAGATGAAGAGATATGACGTTAATGCGGTTTTTTCTAAACCATGCGGGGGTTGTAATGGTGTACATGGTTTGGTTTTTTGTAATAATGGAGAAAGTGGTTTTCCTGCAGTTTTTCGCGGGGATACGTGTGATGGAGATGTTGCAATTTATGCCACATTTAACCACAATGGGGCTTGGACATCCGATGATATTTTAGAGGTGGCTGCATTGGAGCGGTTGAGAGTTGAGGTAATATAATTATGTCCCTACTCTCTCAAATCAACCTCCCCCTCGTCTCCACCGTCACGGCGATCACCGCGGTGGTATCATACATCGTAATAAACGCGTTTTTCGAACTCAACCGCCGAAACTCATACAAATGGAGGTCGCAGGATGACCGCAGCACAGATTGACCGCATCAGATCGCACCGCAGCCGCGCAGAGGCATGGGGCGGGAAGGTAACGACCATAAACGGCCGGCGCGTCGTGACTCGCCTAAAACGCCGGGATGAGGTATTAAATGAACGCACCGCGTAAAAACGGCCGCCCCCGCGTCGATGGGGACAAAACCACGATGATATACGCCGTCCGCGTCGGTCTGGATGTGGCCGAAATTCTCAAACACCACTCCGCCCCCGCAGAGATTCGCGAGGTGCTGTATAGGCATGCGCGGCAGAAATATGATGCGTTCCGTGCTCGGGAGTCAGCCGATGGTCTGTAAAAACTGCGGCGGATCACAGAAAACAGGGATTTGCGACGCTTGCGGGTTTGGTACGGTATGCGGGTGGTGCAAACTAGTCCGGCGCCCGGGCGGGGTCTGGGTGATGGCTGAACACGACCGGTCAGTAGTTTCTCACGGGATCTGCCCGGAATGCGCAGGGAAAGTACGGGAAGAGATGATAAACAGTTAATAAATCACACACGGGGGTAAAAAATGGCTGCTGCATTCGAGTTCATAAATCCGATGTCACCTGCGGAGATCGCGCAGGTGATGGCGCTCACCGAGGCGAATGTCCTGAAAATCATCCAACGGGCGAATAAAAAAATTTCCCGCCGAAAAGATTTGAAAATCGCTCTGATCGAGGCGATCACGTCGCGCGGAGATTCTGACCGATACCGGTTCC